GGTAACTTAAATGGATTTTATCAGGAATACATGAATATTGCCCAGTCACCAGATAATGCTCCTTTTAAACCAGAATGGATACATTTACATCATAATGACTTTGAAATACGTAATGGTCAGGGATGTTTAGTTAAAAAGGTGGATGATGAAGAGAAGATTATACCCGTAGAAGTTTATACTGGGGTAGACCCAGCGTCATCTTTGTCAGTACGTGCTGACTATTTTGTTATAGCTACTATAGGAGTAGACCATGAAAACAATAAATACGTTATAGATATATTTAGAAATAGGATATCTCCATCAGAGCAACCACAAAAGATAATAGATACTTATGTTAAGTACAAGCCTCGTAGAATGAAGATTGAGACTACTGGCTACCAGGAAGCACTTAGGGTTGGTGTTAGAGATATAATGAAAGAGAAGGGTCTATACATACCTGGCATTGAAAAAGGAGTTAAGCCAAGAACTAGGAAGTCAGAAAGATTGCTATCTATGGTTCCGATGTTTGCTAGGGGACAGTTTTATTTTAGGCCAGAAGATATTAAGCCTCAACAAGAATTCTTATCGTATCCCAGGGGAAAGCATGATGATGTCATGGATGCTATATGGACTGCTCTTGATGGCTGCAAACCATGTCGAATTAAGGAATATTCTGAAGAAAATAAAAAAATAAAAAAGAAAAAGAAATTCCTTGATTGGATGACTATGTAGGAGTTAAATTGCAAGATGGCATATACCGCAAAAAAGAACCTTTCAGGGAAGCCTCTCGTAGATGAGACGCTAGACTTATTCCAGAAATATAGTAGTAAACGAGACGATTGGGCAAAACATGCC